ACGACCAAGCATTTACCAAGATAGGTAAAGAGTTAGGAGCAATGGCTGAACAGCATGTTCGTGACTTAGTTAATCAATGGAACAAAGGAGACCAAGATGGCAACTGTAAGATTTAGTGAACAACTAAAAGATGAAATAAATGACAATGCTAAGGCTATGTTTAAAGAAAACATACATAAAGCTGAACAAGATATACCCTCACATTGGGCAGATAAGATATACCAATCATTCTTTCCTGCTGATGTGATAGCAAAGTTCAAAGCATTACCTGATTATGCACTGAAAAAAGTAGAGTACGTTTCATTCACAGGGTTTCACAATGCACCTAACGATGTTGTGTTTCAAACTGCTGAACATAAAAAAGCTGTGTACAATTCTAGCACTGTAAGACTTGAGTTCAGTACACCACAACCATGGCCTGATACATTCGAAAGAGAAACTACAGGTTTCAATGCAGGGTATAGTTCAGGTAGTTGTGACTACAATGATACAAGATGGGATTGGTTAAAACCTGAGTTCAAAGAATACAATCGTAAAATCTTTGAACATCAAGCTAAACAAGCGAAGTTTCTTGAGGGTATCAAATTAGTAACCAACACCTACAGCACGTTGGCACCTGCATTGAAAGCATGGCCTGCATTGTGGGATCTAATACCTGAAGAAGCAAAGGAACGACACAAGAAGATTGTCGAGAAAAGGAAAGTCGAAGTAGCAGAAATAGGGGCAGACCTAGATGGTATGACTGCGGCTGTAACATTTAATAAACTAACCAAGTAAAGGAGTAATCATGTATACATGGTGGCAGAGTGATAGGTCTCTTAATACCTATGAAGAAATGTTGACATCATTCAACACAGCAAGGTGGCCTGATAAAGGTAAGCCTGTCAATCAAAACTGGAGAATGTTTAAGAAGGGAGATGCAATTCGTATTGTGTGTCAAGGCTATGGTACTGAACCATTGGCTGACATAACACCTGACAACATCATCACATTTGTGGCTAAAGAAAGTCACATCATTGGTATGTCTCAATCTTATGTATCATCTTTCTACAGATGGTTTCCATTTGTAATCAACAGACATCGTAAGGGTTTGTATCGTATTCGTCATACTAAAGACGTTGATGCCAAGATACATGAGAAAACTAAAGATAGTGGTGATAGATATGCAGTATACAGTACATTCAATTCTGTTATGAACAGTGGGCCTTCATATTTCTGTGGCATACAGTTCAACTTGTTGACAGGTGAGTGTATTAATCAGAAACCTGATGACAAGTTCATTGAGATACCTGCAAAGCGAAAAGAATGGAGGCAAATGCTTACTGCTTACAAGAAAGGTTTGAAAGCTAGAGCCAAAGTTCATGCACTTGATGCTATTGCTATGGAAGTTATCAAGGAACGAGAGAAATCACAAAACCATTGGCATGCAAGACAACCCGATTGGTCATCAGAAGAATGGCTAGATTGTTTACAAGAGAGCATGACTACAGTGGACTTTCCTAAACATCTTCTCAAAGGTTTTATAGAATCATCTATGAGCAACAGAGGATTTGGTAGACAAACAGAAGTACCAACAGTAGATGAGTTAATCAAAACAGTAGATAGAATATTTGCTGACTTAAGTATCCCATTGCGTAGACGATTCAAAGTGTTTCAATCAGAAGGACATGATGAGAATACTGCTGATAAGTATTCTCATGGTGCTAGTTATAAACTTGAGGCATCTTAATATGACAGTATTAGTATGGGATGGAGTAAGTTTAGCTACTGACAGACAAGCTAATGATGGTTCTGCTAAGTGGGAATCAGATAAAGCTTGGTATGTAACAGATAAAAATACAGGTAAGGTATGTATTGTATCGGGAGTGGGGTTACTTGATGATGTAATCAAACTTAGAGAGTGGTACAAAGATGGTGCCTTACCTAAATCATTCCCTGAACTTACAAAGAAAAGCTCACAGCTAATTGTAATTCACAGGGATACAGGTTTGTGGTTGTACGATGGCATTGCCCATCCAGTACACTACGGACATAACCTTCATGCCTTTGGTCATGGTAAAGACTTTGCTTATGGGGCATTAGCTATGGGTGCTAATGCTAAAGAAGCTGTAGATGCTTGCAATACATACAGTCTACATTGTGGCAAAGGTATAGGTATATATAACTTAAATGGAGAAACAGATGTCAAAGAAGTCTAGATACAATCGGAACAACATACTTAAAAAAGCTGACAAGCTAACATCAACTGACAGAGAAGTAGAACATGGTGATGCTAGTAAGAACTTTGAAATGGTGTCTGATTTATGGAGTACATACTTAGGTGTGGATATATTTCCACACGAAGTACCCATGATGATGGTGCTGTACAAGGTTGCTAGGACTACAGAGAATCCACACAACGTGGATAACTATGTGGATACTTGTGGCTATGGAGCGTTAGCAGGTGAGCAAGTTCCTAATATAAATAAAACAAGGGAGAAGTAATGGACATCGTAACCATAGATTTTGAGACTTATTATGACAGAGAATATTCTTTGTCGAAGATGACAACAGAGGCATACATTCGTGATGATAGGTTTGAGGTCATTGGTGTTGGTGTCAAAGTTAATAACCACCCTACTGATTGGTATAGTGGTAATGATGTGGGCAAGTTTCTAAACTCGTTGGATTATTCTAACAAGGTTATACTTGCTCACAATACTGTATTCGATGGAGCAATATTGTCATGGCACTATGGTATCAAGCCTAAACTTTGGTTCGATACTTTATCTATGGCAAGACCATATCACAATGCAACTGTGGGGGGTTCACTTAAGAATTTAGTTAGCCATTATAACTTAGGTAAGAAAGGTGATGAGGTTGTACAGGCGCTAGGTAAACATCGACAGGACTTCACACCCGAAGAACTTAATAGGTATGCAAGCTATTGTGTCAATGATGTTGACCTTACTTATCAACTGTTCAAAGTCTTAGCTAAAAAGTTTCCACCGACAGAGTTATTGGTGATTGACCAAACCATGCGTATGTATACTGAGCCGACTATCGTACTTGATGGTGATTCATTGGCGGATCATCTCGTGCAAGTCAAGGCAAACAAACAGAAACTTATTGATGATTTAGCGTTGAAAGGTTTGAGTCAGGAGAAAGTTAAGAAAGCACTGATGTCTAATCAAATCTTTGCTAAGTTATTAAAGACTGTGGGCGTAGAGCCACCGACTAAGATAAGTCTAAGGACAGGCAAAGAGTCTTTTGCTTTTGCAAAGACAGATAAAGAGTTCACTAATTTATTAGAACACCCCGACGCTAGAGTGCAGAATTTGGTCGCGGCTCGGCTCGGCACAAAATCGACAATAGAGGAGACGCGGACTGAGAACCTTATAAAGGTATCGAAACGTGGTCGCCTACCTATCATGCTTAATTATTATGGAGCGCACACTGGCAGGTTTAGTGGTGGTGATAAACTTAACTTGCAGAACCTACCTCGTAGTGGTGCTATTCGTAAAGCTATCACAGCACCTATTGGTGAATCATTACTTGCATGTGACTTGTCACAAATTGAGGCTCGTATGGTTGCGTATGTTGCAGGACAGGACGATTTACTTCAAGCCTTTCGTGAGGGTCGTGATGTTTATAGTGAGTTCGCTAGTGAGGTATATAATAAGAGAGTGACTAAAGAGGACAAGGTCGCAAGGTTTGTTGGCAAGACTTGTATCCTTGGCTTGGGTTATGGCATGGGTCATGTGAAGTTTAGGAATACTCTTGCTCTTGGTATGGGTGGTATATCTCTAGATATAGATGAGAATGAAGCACAAAGAATTGTAAACTTATATAGGAATAAGAACCATAAGATAACTTCATTTTGGAATAGATGTAATCATGCACTTACTGAAATGGTAGCAGGTCGTAGTGGTAGTTTATGTGATATTGCACACTATGATGGCGAAGGTATAATACTTCCTAACAAATTAAAAGTTCTTTACCCTGCATTATGCAGAGGAGAAGATGGGTACGTTTATATTAACAATGCAAGAACCTTTCGTAAACTTGTAACCAAAAGAGTTATGACTGGTGAGCAAGATAGTATAGACTGGACTAAGATATATGGCGGTAAAGTTACAGAGAATATAGTACAAGCACTTGCTCGTATTGTAATCACTGAACAAATGGCATCTATTGGTAAACATTATCATGTGGCTTTTCAAGTTCATGATGAGATTATCATATCCGTCCCGGATAATGAGTTGACAAACGCACAAGAACTTGTTGTCAGGAAGATGTCTAAACCCCCCAGCTGGGCCCCTACACTACCAGTTGATTGTGAAATTGGTGTAGGTAAAAACTATGGAGAAGCAAAATGAGTAAGAAAGAGAGTACCTTAAAGGTAATTAAAGAACTTACTGAGACTGTTTCATCTACTGACGACGCTGACCTAGGCGACTTGGTAATACTTGTCAAGGTAAAAGGTAGGTACGTTAGATTCTCTACAAAGATAGATGATACTGTAAACTTAGTAGGCTTTATTGAAACCCTAAAGCATGACATTCTACGTCGCGCTGCGGGTGAGTAACATGGATATAAAACTAACACACTCGTACTCATCTATTAAGATGTATGAGAACTGTCCAAAGCGTTACTACCATCAACGTGTTATGAAAGAAGTAAAAGACACAGGTAGTGACGCAACAAAATATGGTGAAAGAGTACACGCTAGCTTGGAACACCGACTATTAGATAGTAAACCATTGTCTGATGGTACAGAAAAGTACGAACCTTTATGTAAAAGTATAGAGAATATGGGTGGAACTTTACTTGCAGAACAACAGCTGTGCCTCAACGAAAACCTTACACCAACAGGTTGGTGGGAGAAAGACGCATGGTTAAGATCCATCTTAGACGTTCTGATTCTGATAGATGATAAAGCAATAGTCATGGATTGGAAGACAGGTAAACGTAGACCC